ACGCTGCCCAAGCTCACTCTGAAAACCGAAGAGCATCGAGCTGGCGGTATGGATGCCCCCGTCGAGATGGATCAGGGGATGGACAAGCTGGAGGCTAGCTTCGCCGGCAAAGGTGTTCGCCCTGAGGCCATGAAGTTCTATGGCCTGGCAGATCAGACAGCATTCAACGCGGTATTCCGAGGCTCCTACAAAGGACAGAAAGGCGCGACCACGGCAGTGGTCGCTACCATTCGCGGGATGCTCAAAGAGATTGATGGAGGCGAATGGAAGCCAGGCGATGCCGGCGAGTTCAAGTACTCCGTAGCGTGCAGCTATTACAAACTTGAAGTCGCTGGGCGCTTGATGTTCGAAATCGATCCGGTCAACTGCGTCCGGGTTATCAACGGTGTTGATCAGCTTGCCGGCGTCCGTCGCGACCTCGGCCTGTAAGGAAAAGATGCCTCATGAATAACCAGAAAAAGCTGCCTGACTGGCTGACGATCACCGCTGAAAGTGCCGCCGTTGCCTTGTCGCGGCCAAGCGAGATCAACGGCGTAATGGTTGATCGTCTGACCCTGCGCTCTCCAACCGTTCGCGAAGTTCGGGCCGCGAACGCCACAAGCGGAGGTGACGACGAACTGCGCGAGATGCATCTGTTCGCCTCCTTGTCTGAGGCTGGCTCCAAGGATCTGGAGGGGCTCAAGCTGACCGATTACCAGCGGCTGCAGACCGCCTACTTTCGCCTGGTGCAGGACGACGGGATTTAGCGCTGAACTGCAGAAGAAGGTGGCGAAACGCTTGGCGGTGGAATTTCACTTTGCGGCCAGCGACATCGAAACCATGCCCTTTTCCACTATGATCTGGTGGCTCACGGACTGAGCCCCGCATCCCTGTCTGGAGTAACTCCATGGCGAACAACCTGGCGCTCGGCCTGGTCATCGGCGGTGCCGTCAGTTCCACCGTTGGCGCCGCCTTCAAGGATGTCGAAGGCCGTATCAAGAAACTCGGCGAGCAAGGCACCAAGGCTCGCGTCCTGCAGAGCACCATTGGCGACACGATCCGACTGCGGGATGAATGGAAAAAAGCCCACGATACCGGTGCGGCCTCGGCCGATGCCCTGCTACGAAAGCTGGAGGGCAACCTCAAGACCTTGAAGGAACAGGGCATCGAAGTCAGCAAGCTACGTAAGGAATACCAGTCCCTCGGACAGGTAGCGCGGGGCGCGGAACTCAAGGCGTTGGGTCACACGCAGATCCAGCAGGGCAAGGAGGGGATGAAGAGTTCCCTGGGCAAAGCGGCGGCGCTCACGGCGTCGTTAGCGGTACCGACCAAAGTCTCCGGCGATTACCAGACCCAGATCCGTCAGATGGCGCTATGGGCGCACACTGCCGGTACCGGCGACGAGGCCGAGCTGGCCGCGACCATCAGTAAGGTCGCGGCGGAAAAGGGCATGAGTCAGCAACTGCTGGCGAAGTCGGTCGGCGCCTTGATCGAAAAGGGCGTTGATTGGGATGTGGCCACCGCCTATGCCGGGCAGATTGCCGACCTGATCGATGGCCAGGGCATGGAGCCTGAGACCATCGCAACCCTGATCAACTCCTTCAAGGAGGCCGGGGTAAAGCAGGGTGATATGGCGGCCATGCTCGGTCAGGTGGCAGCCGCCGGTGACATCGGCGCGTTTGGTCCCAAGGAGATGGCCAGGTACTTGCCGGCCATGCTCGGAAACATTAAACGGTTGGGTATGGAAGGCCCGGAGGCGGTGCGTTTCCTCGGAGCCAGTCTGCAGTCGCAGTTCTCGCAAACTCAGGACGCGGCGGCTGCGGCTACCAACATGAACAATCTGCTCAATGCAGTGATCAGCAGCACCAGCCAGGAGCGGTTTGCCAAGGAAGGTTACGACCTGGCCGGCTCGATCAACGCCGCCACCAAAAGCGGCAAGGCGTCCAACCCTGTCGACGCCTTCATCATGCTCAGCGAGCAGTTGATTAAGAGACAGGATCCGGCCAAGGCCAAGAAAATTGAGGCGCTCAAAGCCAAGATTAAGGGCTCGGTCGATGGTAGCGCCGAGGAAGCGCAGGCAATGATTGCCCTCACCGAAGCTGCTGGGTTGGCCAACATTGTCAGCGATCAAAGCGCTAGTGCAGGCCTGCTCGCGCAGATCAAATACGGCGACAAGATCAAGGCTGATATGTCCACCATCAAGGAAACGGATGGGAAGGCGAAGATTGAGGCGGATGCAGCGAAAGCGCGGGAAACGTCCAATCGTAAGTGGGCGACGGCGACTGCCGGCATTGAATCGTCGATGACCCGCATTGGTGATGCCGTGCGCCCTCTAACCGATATTGCTGCAGATGGACTGGCGAAGCTGGCGTATGGCCTGGGGGAGCTGGCGGGGAAATTCCCGATCGTGATCAGCGGGGCTACCGTGTTGGCTGCGGGTGTTATTGGCCTGGGTGCCGCTATCAATGCAATCAAGATTGGCAAGGGTTTGCTCAACGTTGGGCGTGGTTCGCTGATGGGGAACCCGAATGTGATCCAGCGGGTATTCGTTACCAATCCTTCCGGCAGCGCTGGCGGGATTGATGGTGGGGAAGGGAAGCGGCGCCGGGGCAAGGGTAAGCGCGGTCGCGGTGGTCGAGGGGCAATTGCCAGCGGAGCCTCCTCATCACCGGTCGGTATTGCTGCCAGCCGGTTTGCGCCGAAGGCTATGATGGGTAAGGGGCTCGGATTCGCAAAGGGCGGCGCACCCCTTGCGCTGATCGAGGCGGGGTTAATTGCAGCCGATACCTATCAGAACGCCGAGACGCGCGATGAAAAGGCTGAGGGGTACGGTAATGCTGCTGGAACACTGGCCGGCACGTTGGCTGGTGCTGCAGCTGGTGCTGCGATTGGTTCGGTGGTGCCGGTGATTGGCACGGTAGTCGGCGGACTGATTGGTGGCTTCCTGGGTAGCTGGGGCGGCGGTGAGCTGGGTGGCGCGGTCGGTAGGGCGGCGTTTGGTGGGCCAGAGGCACCGGCGGGGCGTTTAGCTATGCCGGCGCAACCTTCGCCACTACGGTTGCCTCCACCAGGTGCATCTCAAATGCCGCGTTTGGGGCAGATGATGCCCTCGCTGCCGGCAGGCCCTTTGATGCTGAAGGCTCCTGCTGCTGCAGGTCCTGCGTTGGGGGATGTCTCGCGTTCGTTGGCTGTAGCCCCCTCGGCCGTGACGGCACCTGCGCTAATCAATGCCGGGCTTGCTGTGAAGGCAGAGCCATCACGGGTTGATCAAAGCTGGACGTTTTCCCCGACCATGCCGGTGACGGTGCAGGGGGACGTCAAAGATCCACGGCAACTGGCGCAGGAAATGATGCCGTACATGCGTCAGCTGTTTGAGGAATTCAGCCGCGAACAAGCCCGGCGCAATTTGTTCGATGCCCCTCACGTTTAAGGAGCTGCCATGGCTTATATGGAGCAATTGCAATCAGGCTTCAAATCCCTGGTCCAAGCCGGGGAGGCTGGGCGCCATAGCATCGACGACATGGTGGGCCCGGTGAACGGGGCCATTGGCGAAATTACAGGCGCGGCTGACGAGCTTACAGGGCTCCCGGGCGTACCACCTGGTGTCGGGGAAAAATTGCAGCGTGTCATGCGTGGCATCAACGCGGCACAGTCCAAGGTCGGCACGGTGCTTTCCACGTACAGTCAGGCAACAAGGGCGATGTCGGCCATTGATGAACGCATGGGCGCTCTTAAGGAACAGGCCGCCCGGGCTGGCACAGCGATCAACCAGATCGTCGGCAAAGTCAGTCCCAGTCTGACCAACATCATGCCTACCAGTGCCCTGGCGCCTAATGCGACACCTATAGCGGAGGCGGTCAAGCCGTTCCCGCACCTTCTGATTCTTCAGCCGCTTCAAACCAATGCCCAGCCGTTCTACTTCAACCTGGATACCGCGGCCTTCAACGAACTGCGTCGGCAGACGGAGTTCCGCTGGGCCTCGCAGGAGCGGCTTAGTCGTCGACCGGCGCAGCAAGCCGTGGGCATGGGAGAGGAAAAGCTCAGTCTCAAAGGCGAGATTTTCCCCGCCTTCAAGGGCGGGCTGAAGCAACTGGATACCCTGCGCTCCATCGGGAGCAAGTTGCTACCGTTGAACCTGACCACTGGCTACGGCCTGGTGCTTGGTACCTGGTGCATGCGTAGCGTAGAGGAAGAGCAGGGCGCCTTATTGGCCGGCGGGATCCCGCGCAAGCAAACCTTTAGTTTGGAGTTCACCCGCTATGGCGACGATATGCAGAACGTCTGATGGCGACCTGATAGACACCCTGTGTTACCAGCATTACGGCCACCTGAATGGCACCGTCGAAGCGGTACTGGCGGCGAATCGGTTGTTGGCAGATGAGCCGCAGCCGTTGCGCACGGGGCTGCTGATCACCTTTCCTGTTTTGGCTGACCCTGTAGCTGAGCAGGTGCAGCTGTGGGATTGATTGGTTTTCCTGGATACCCACTTTGTAAACGATTAGATTGGCACCCTCTTACTCACGGAGAGCTGGCGCGTTCTATGGATTATTTATCAGAGTATTTAAGTGTTAAGTGGTGGGTTGGTGCTTTCCTCAATTTTGTCATAGGCGTTGTCTTACTGGCCGCGTTTAAGTTGATTCCTCGACTTGGCATGCAATGGATGCAAAGCGGTAGGGTGAAGCGCTTGAGGAAAATCAGACGCATACGCTTCAACTCGGTTGCTGTTAATTATGAAATCATGATTTCAGGTGTGTACTTTGTCTTGTTCTTGAGTTCGGTTGTTTTGACAGTCTGCCTCATTGCATTTACCAGTTATGTAGGGGACGTTGAACTGACGTATATCCCGCTTGTGGTGTCGCTCTATGCGACCCCAGTATTTGTTTTTGAAGTGCTTTGGCTTGAGCAGAATTTCTTTGTGAGGATGCTGATTCGTTTTAATCCGTACTCTCATAAAGGCAAAAAACGTATCAATAGAGCTACTCCGCGTTCAGCCCGAAGAGATAGGGAGAGGGCTTTGCGTCGTAGTGAGCTTGGTTCTTTGAAATATCGCCAAGTATAAATTTTCACGTACTTCACAGCCCCCCTCATCGGGGCTTTTTTGTTTCTGGAGAGCAGATTTTTGAAACCTATTTTTCGGATTGTCGCCGACGGCTACGACATAACTACACTGATCAACGACCGACTATTGTTACTGCGCACCTTGGACAAGCCCGGCTTGGAGTCTGATGAGTTCGAGCTACGTATCGATGATCGTGATGGCGCCGTTGCGCTGCCCAAGAAGGGCGCCGGCATTGAGGTCTATCTCGGCTACGACAGCAAAGCCCTTGCACGCCTGGGTCGATACACTGTCGACGATATCGAAGCTTCC